CAAACTACGTTAGCGACGACGATGATAGTTTCCGCGACAGAGCGCGCAAACGCCGCAAATCGGTTGTCTGCGCAATTGACACATGGGCTGACGGCGAAACGCTACGAGGTTGCGATAACGACGGCGCGAACCTAACGCGCCGCATTTTAGAGCGCTGGGACGTTCCAAATTCAGACATTGAGCGGATTCTGGCGCACTATTGGTCAAAACCTGATGGGCTGTTTATGCGGGTGCAGTGGCGCGATTGCGAACTACGCGTTTTGCGTAATAACTACGCTACGTGCGCCCGCGCTCGGCAGGCTATGGCGTGGGTAACAAGCGGGCTAGCCAACGACGGGCGGGCGTTTTGGGGACAATCCTCGCATGGCACGCAAACGCCGTCGGATACCGAAATTGACCAACTCGACGAATGCTGGGTAATGTACGACCACGATTGGGATAAACCAATGACGTGGTTTATTGACGACATTATCGGCGACGCGCAGAAAAATCTCAAAGCGGGGCAAGGGCTAAAAATCCTTTCGGATTCTTGCCACAGCGATAAAATGCTGCGTAATGCCAGTCCCTCCGCAATTTCGCGTTACCTCGTACCGCCCGCCGATTTGGTCGGCGCGCGCAAAACAGCGCGCAAAGCGTGGTTTTGGGGGAATGCCGAAACAGAGAGCGCAAACGCCGCTCTGTTGTCGGGCTGCACCGCAGACAGCGTGAGCTATACGCAGAAATACACCATCAACGGCGAAACAGTTTACGAGGGCGCGCTGACGCACGAAACTTTGCACATCGAAAACGCTGCGCCGTCGCTGACCCTGCGTCAAGTGCATAGCGCTGTGTACAAAATTTTGTCGTCAAGCCGGAACAAACAGGAGCCGCAATTGGAGGGCGCCGACTGGCTTATTGACGAACCGCTTTTTTTCTGAACCCGCAATGGGAAACAGCATGACTATAGAGAAAACCATTGAGCGGCTAAAATTTTTCACGGGCAAATTCTCTAGCCTCTGGGGCGTGAGAGCGGACGTAGCGGGGACGCGCATGGATTTCCTCCCGCTCGGCTACGCGCCTTTGCCCGCGCCGCGCGTTGTGTTTTCGGTTTATCAGCTGTCTAGACCATGCCAGGCGTGGCGCGTAATAGAGGAACTTTCGCTCTACGAGCGCAAAACTATGCCCGTTTGCGTGGAAATAGCCGCCGGAGACGTCCGCGAAATTGCGGGAGTAGCGGCTGACGAAAAGCAACAGGTGTTTCTTCTTACTATGCCTACATGATACCTATCGCCAAAATAGAAGAGGCTGTTGTGCGACGTTTGCGGGCGGCGCTCCCATTAAAAACGGTGCAGATAGAAACGTTCCCCGCCAATGCGCGAACGTTCATTGACACATTTCGCGCGGCTTCTGGAGCTCTTTTAGTACAGTATGCAGGGCGGAAACGCAAGCATACCGCCGATTACGCAGGCACGGACGTATTGACGCTTGAAATCACCGCAATCAGCCGCAACCTGCGTGGAGACCACAGCGCAATTTACACGCTGCTGGACGCTGCGCGGTTGGCTGTTTCCGGAATGAATTTGACGGAAACCGTATCAACGGGCGACGCTGAAAATCCGACGCAAGAGCGGCTGATTGGAGCGCGGTTTTATCTCCAGGATGAGGAATACGAGGCGTATTTAGAAAAAAACGGTCTATGGATATACAAACAAACCTACCTCAGCGACCCTATTGGCTGGATTCAGGAAGAGAGCGCGGATATTGTTATTACCGAAATCACAGTAAAATCACCCTCAGGGATTGAGGAAATCATCCCGTAACGAAAACGGAGTTATGTATGGTAAAAAATTATCGCTATGTGGGCGAGGCGCGCATTAACGGCGTATCGCTCCGAAACGGCGCCGAAATTCTCCTGCACTACGGCGAAACGTATGCGCTGGACGACAGCGAGACGTTTGTGCAAACGTTTTTGAAAAAACGCGATGCGAACGGTATGCCCGCGCCGTGGTTGATTGCCGTAGAGACGGGAACAGGGTATGCAGCGTCAGAGGCAGAGGAAACAAACGAATCTCACGAATTCACGAAACAGCAACCAACAAAACGGAGCAAATAATATGCCGGCAACGTTTCATCACGGCGTAGAGATACAAGAGGTCAAATCGCGCACACGAACAATATCTCTCGTACAAAGCGCAATTATTGGAGTAATTGGCACCGCGCCGATTCATCATTTGCCCGCCGCGCAGCGCACGCTGAACCGCAACGTCCTTATCGCGTCCGACGCCGACAAGGCGTACTATTGCGGCGCCGACGCCGATAGCGCAGGCTATACGCTAAACCGCGATATTGAGATAATTTTCAAACAGGCGAATACGGCTGTCATCGCTATTAACGTTTTTGACCCGTCGCAGCATCGCACGCTCGGAGCGAATATCGCAACCAGCGGCAACGCGTCTCGCACCGCAAACGTTGCAACCGTTACCACTGCGGCGCCGCACGGTCTTGTAACCGGCGATTTTGTCAATCTGACCTCGTTTGCCGCCGATTTTGCGTCGTTTAATCACGATTATGTGAAAATAAACGCGCCGACAGCGACGACCATTACGTTCCCTAGCGTGGGAGCGGATATTGTCGCTGCGGCTCAGAGCGCGGGTATCGTGAAAAAAATCACCTTTACGCCGGAGGCTGTTACGGCTAGCGACATTATCGGGGCGGTGGAATCGGACGGCAGCGTTACGGGGATGAAAGTGTGGGCGGCGGCGCGGGGGCAATTTGGGTTCAGCCCGCGTATTTTGATCGCCCCGTCGTATTCCACGCAGCAATCAGTCGCTGCGGAAATGCGCATCATCGCCGACCAAATCCGCGCAAAGGCGATTATAGACGTCCCCGCAGGTCTTACGTATCAACAGGTACTCGAAGGGCGAGGCGTAAGCGGCACAATAAACCTCAACACCTCCAGCCCCCGCGTGGATATTTGCTACCCGCACGTGTACGGCACATCGGTCGTGGACGGCACGGAAGAATTGCACCCATTTTCGCCGTACTATGCCGGCGTTATGGCGGCTACCGACCTCGAAGAGGGGTACTGGACGCCGCCCAGCAACCGCGAGATCAGAGGCATTACGGGCGTAGAGCGGAATATTAGTTTTGACGTGCTGAACACGAACACGGAGGCAAACAAACTCAACGCTGCGGGCGTGGTAACGATTGTCCGCGACTACGGCACTGGTTTTCTCGTTTGGGGCGTTCGCTCTGCGGCGTTCCCTAGCAGTTCCGACCCGGATTCGTTTACGTCTGTACGCCGCACGAAGGACATTCTGCACGATTCACTGGGCTACGGATTGCGCCCGTATTTAGGGAAACCAATGACGTTGGCAAACGTCGATTCGGCGCTCATGACCATTAACGGTTTTCTGCGAGACCGCATTGCCGCCGGAGCGTTGATGCCGGGATCTGAGGCGAAATTCCTCCCCAGCGACAACAGCACCACACAAATGGCGCAGGGCAAAATCTGTTTTTATCTCAATCAAATGAGTCCGATTCCAATGGAGCATATTATTCTGAAAAGCCAGGAAAATATTGATTTGCTCGAGGCTCTATACGAACTGTCCTAACCTACTAACCCCTAACTAAAATGGAGAATAATAATGGCTGAAATCAAAGTCCTCACGGGCGCAAATGTGTACATTAACGGCGGTTCTCGCATCGGGCAGGTGGACACGTTTGAAAGCCCCTCCATTGTTCAGAAAACAATGGAATACGCCGGTCTAGGGCTAACAGGCGCGCAGGATATTCCTATTGGCCCGGACAAAATGGAGGCGACTCTGAAATTTGCGGGCATGTATGGCGATACGCTCAAATTGGCGTCCGACCCACACAAAAAACACGATTACATGCTGCGGGGCAACATTGACGTTGTCGGCAGCGACGGGCGAACGGAACAAAAGCCCTATAAGGCGGAGATGAAAGCTTATAACCTTGAACTAAAACCCGGCAGCATTAAAAGAGGCGACGAATCCGCGCCCGAAGTAAAGCTCGGCGTGCGATTTTACCGCCTCGAAATTGACGGCGAGGAAATCGTGAAAATTGACCTTGACAACCACATTTACGCGGTCGCCGGAGAAGACAAAATGGGCGGGTACCGGGGCAATCTTGGTATTTAACGTCTATTTGTTGCAATGAAGGGCGCAATCAAAAGGGTTGCGCCCGGTATTTTGCCTTACAATCATCAAAATTTTTTATGAAAACTTTCGAACTCTCTCGGCAAATAACGGCGGCGCTGGACGACCAAATCACGTATCAGAAATTTCTTTTGTGGAACAGGATAGGCGACGAATCGAAAATACTGCAGGAGATGATTTTGGGCAACGTAAAATTTTTGCATCCGCCATCGGGAGAATTTCGCCCTATTAGCGAGGCGCAGTATCAGCGTCTGCCCGTGCAACTAGTCAGGCAGTTGAACGCATGGTTGGCTGCGGAATTACTCGTCAAAGCCACGCCGGACGCAAACGATAAAAATCTCGCAACGCTGCCAAGCGGTCAGCGCGTGCGGTGGCGAACCGCGCTGATGGGCGACCAACTGGCCGCCGAAAAATGGGCGGCAAAACAGCCGCATTTGCTCACGGCGTACGTCATTGAGCGGACATTTGAGTTTGAGAACGATGACGGGGAATTTGAGCAGCGGTTGGTCGAGGATATTTTGGAGATGAGTTTGCAGGACGGCTACGCTATGTCGGAGCTCTCAACGAGCGAGGAGAATAGCGCCGATTTTTTCGAGGATTTCTGGGGAGAAGCCTCCGACAATACGTCGCAGGACTCATCTACCACGGGTTCACGCTCACGGAAATCAAGAGCATGACCGTTGGCGAATTTTGGTTTTGGCTGCAAACCGTTCACAAATTTAACGAGGAGCAAGCCGCGCGCATGAAAAATCAATAGCAATAGCATACACCAACCTTGCGGAACGAAAAATCAACAGCATATGGCGTCATTTGATTTCGGCATACGAATTAAAGCGACAGACGGCGCAAGTTCCGTTATCGCGGGCATCCAGCAGAAACTTTCGGGGGTTGGCGCGTCCATTTCCGGCGCCGCCGAGCGAATGGCGAAATTTGGCTTTATTGCCAGCGGTATAAGCGCAGCTTCATCGTCAATCAATTCGTTTTCTAACGGGTTTGTAGAGCTCGACACCGCAACCGCGAAAATCCGCACTTTGGGTGGAGACGCGAAAGCGCTTGCGCCGCAATTCCGCGACGTAGCGCTATCTATGGCAAACACCATGCCGCTCACCGCCGAGAGCATTCAGGCGGCAACCTACGACGCACTTTCGGCGGGGATTGAGCCCAGCAAAGCGGCAATTGAATCATTCATGGACGCGGCGGGAAAATTGGCGGTAGGCGGCTCGGAAACGGTCGGCAATGCGGTTAATGTTTTGTCGTCTATGCTGAACTCCTACGGCGCGTCGGCAATTGAGGCGACGAAATACAGCGACATTCTGTTTACAACGGTTAATTTGGGCAAAACGAGCATCCCCGAATTGTCGTCGTATTTATCGCAGGTCGTACCAACGGCGGCGGCGGCGGGAGTTTCGCTGGATAACGTTGGCGCGTCGTTGTCGGTGATGACGGCAAACGGCGTGCCGACGGCGCAATCAACGACGAAACTGAATCAGCTGTTATTGGAATTGCAAAAACCGGGGAAAGATCTGCAGCCGATTCTCGAAGCGGCGGGAGTTTCGCTAGAATCATTGAAAAACGAGTCCCTGCCGGAAAACCTTGCGCGGGTGCGAAATGCAATGGCAAAAGCGGGGAAAACAGCCGCGACCGCGTTTTCGTCATCGGAAGCGGGCGCGGCGTTCAACGTGCTGACGAAGGACATTTCTAAATTCAGGGGAACGCTCGACGGTTTTAAATCGAGCGCGGGGACGACGGAAGCGGCGTACCAGGACATGGCGCAGTCAATTGACAATCAAACGAAACAATTGGAAGCGCGGATCGGCGTGCTCAAAATACGGGCGTTGGATTCTCTGGGGAGTTTCGGCGTAATAGCCGTATCAGCCTCGCGCCAATTTTCAGCGTTAGCGCCCGAAATCACCGCGCTTGCGGGTATAAAATCATTGCTGCCGGAGGGCGCGTTTGCGAGTCTCAAAACAGGGATTGCCTCCGCGTTGTCTGGGGTGGGCGGTATCGCAACGAGCGCGTTTTCGTCGGTGCAAAGCGCGTTTGGGCGCATGGTTGCGGGGCTGAGGGGTTTTTCGTTTTCCGGTATGTTCTCTAGCATTGCATCGAGCGCGTATAGCGCTGTTTCCGGCATGAGTTCGGCTCTGTATAGCGGCGTTGCGTCGCTGCGCGTTTTTGCCGCGCAGCAGCTTGCGGCGGCGCGAAGTTCGGCGCTCTTCTCCGGCGGGATTGGCGGTTTTGCAAAAACTATCGGCGGCAGTCTGGTGGGCGGCGTCCGTTCGGTACTATCCAGCGTTATGGCGATGAATATGGCGTTTCTCACCAGTCCCGTGACATGGATAGCCGTTGCGCTAGCAGGCGCGGCGTTTTTGATATACAAAAATTGGGCTCCGATTAAAGAATTTTTCGGCGGACTATTCGACGGTATTGGCGGGTTTTTTGACGGATTCATGGCGGGTATTGGAGCGGCGTTTGCCGCCCCTTGGTCAATTCTGCAAGAGGTTTTTGCCGCGTTTTCGCCTATCATTGACGCGGTAAAAGCGCTGTTTACGCCCGTTGAGGCGGTTGCGGGAGCGGCGGGCAAAACAGCGAATCAATTTGCGTGGCTCAAAGACGCGGGCGTGGTAGCCGGTCAATATCTCGGCACGGCTTTGCGTGTGCTTGTTACGCCTATTTTGTGGTTGGCGAAAGTCGTTGGTCAGGTCATTGGGCTGATGACGGGCTTGAGTACGACCGGCGGGAACATGGCGCGAGTACTAGTGGGCGCATTTACGGCTATTACGCTGCCAATACAAACAGTAATGGGTCTGCTCGGCGGACTGTGGACGTTTATTACCGATTTGTTCTCCGGCAAATCGTTTGCTGAGGCGGGGACGAACCTCGTTATGAGCCTGTGGGAGGGCATTCAGGCAACGTGGGGGAAACTTGTCGAGGGCGTAAAAGGGCTTGTAAACGGCATTACAAACTTGTTTTCCGGCAAAAAAGACGAGGCGCAAGCAAAAGTCAGCGCCGCCGCCGTCAGCAAAACCAGCAACGACGCCGCAAAAACTGCGTCTGCCGCCGTTCAAAAAGCCGTTCCAAAACAGATTAAAGCGCCCAAAGTGGAAAAACCGAAAGTCCCGAAACCGGACCAGCCCAAACTTATGCCGCTCCGCCCGCCGCTGGCGCCAGATTTTTCGTGGATTGCCAAACAAAACATTGAACCGCCGAAATTTAAGCCGATGGAACCGCCCAAACTCGCAACCGATACGGGCAACGCTGCGAAAACAATCAACGAGGAACTGAAAAGTATTTCTGTCGAGGGCACGGATTTGTTCTCGGCGAATTCCACAGCATTCAAACTGCCGGAACCGCCGCTTGAGACGGGCGCGTTTCGACGAATTGATTTTGAAAACATGCCCGCGCCGGCAATCACATTGCCGCCGTTTGAGCAGCCAAAATTTTCGCTGCCCACGTTCAACATCCCCAATGTATCGTTCCCGCCATTGCCGGATTTACCGCAAAGCGCGCCGTCGCCGCCTTTGCCGCCCCAAATCGGAGTTCCCGCGGCAAGCGGCGGCGTCGTGGTGAATTTCAACGTGAACATCAACGCAGACGGAGCGGGCGGGAGCGGCGCATCGTCGGCGCAGGATATAGCCAACGAGGTGGAGCAGGCGCTTCGCAAAATGGCGCCCGACATCGCGCGGCAGATTGAGGAGGCAAACCGGCAACTCAAACGCCTGTCGTTTGCAGGATTCTAACTATTTCAAAAACGCTAATGGCACGAATTTACGCAACATTAGGCGGAGTAGAATTTGAGATACCCGCTGTCGAGGAACTTTCCGACACTATCCAGTGGGAATACAAACAGCAGGAAACGGTCGCGGAAAAGGCGGTCATTCAGTTCGCGGGCGCAAAGGCGCGGACGATGTCCCTGAAAATTCACCTGCACGCCAGCTTTTGCAACCCTGAACAGCGGAAAAAGGAGCTCGAGGACAAAGCGCGTTTGATTGCGCCGTTGCCGCTTATTTTGGCAAATGGTAGGTTGCTGGGGTATTTTGTTATCAGCGAAATTAAATCGTCGCTGCAAAAAACAGACAAAGACGGCAATATTATTGCCAGCGAATTGCAATTATCGCTCACCGAATCGGAAAGCGGCTCGGCGGGATCAGGTGGAGCAGGCGGCGGGAGCGCAACCGGTTTGCCGCCAAAACCCTCCGCCGGCGCGGCGCCGATACAAAAAATTCCAGCGTCCGCTTCTAAAGCCAAAGACCCGGCGGCTGCTCTTGGCTCGTTTATGCGAGAGAAACAGCAAAAAGCCGCTGGGGTTGCATCGTCCGTTAAACAATCGCTACGGCTGCCATGATTGAATACCGAACATACACAACGCTCGACGGCGACACGTGGGACCATATTGCGTGGCGGTTCTATAACGACCCTACGGCAATCGAGGATATTATTCGGGCGAACGCTCACGTGGCAATTACGCCTGTTTTGCCCGGTGGAATAGAGTTGGTTATTCCCGCTCGTGCGGCAGCCTCACCGACTATCCCCAATGCGCAACGTCCACCGTGGAGGGCAAAATGATATGGCAACAATAAAAATCCCCGAATTCAAAATTACCGTTAATGGGCAAGCCACCGACGACCTCAGGGGTCAGGTGGTTCAAATTATCGTTGAGGATTTTGAACACGGGCGAGCCGACAACTGCGAGATTGTTTTTCAGGACGTAAAAAAATTGTGGTCTGGGGCGTGGAAACCTATTCGCGGGGATACGGTAAAAATTGAGCTAGGCTATAAAAACGAGGCTCTGGCTGATTTTGGCGAGTTTGAAATAGACGAACTAGACCTAAAATCTCCGCCGAACACGCTCACCGTCCGCGCTCGCAGCGCGTTCCCTTCCAAGGCGTTTTTCCAGCAAAACAGCGTTTCGTACAGCGATACGAGTTTGTCGGAGGCGTTAAATCTTATTGCCGGCGCTCACGGGCTGAAAGCGGAGTTTGAGGGGAAAAACGTGCGGTTCAAAACGCTGGTGCAATATCGTGAATCGGACACGGCGTTTTTGAAACGCATTGCTGAGATGTACGGATTTATTTTTAAAATTACCGAAAAAAAAATGATCTTGTACGAGAGGGAAATAGTCGAGAAACGCGCGCCCGTTGTAACGTTACGAGAGGGCGCGAATCATACTATTTCCCTGCGAGAAACTAGCACAGGCGAGATAAAAAAATCGCGTGCCGTTTGGTACGACTGGAGAAACGAGAAAACCATTGAGAGCGTCGAAACGAGCGTTTATCAACCCGTCGCAACGGACGAAATGCGCCTGTACGAGCGGGTAGAAAACGCCGGACAATCGCAGCGTATCGCCGAATCCGCTCGACGCTGGGCGGATTACTACCGCGTTCAGGGTACGATTATAGCCCGCGAGCGGCAAAACCTCCTACAGGCGGGCGTAACGCTCAGGTTACGGGATTACGCAAATTTTGACGGCGTTTATTTCGTAGAGTACGCGCGCCACATTATGAACGGCACGTCGCATTATGAAACCGAATTAAAGGTCAAAAAAGTCGCAAAATAAAATGTTTTACCGCACGGGCCTTATTGAAAAATTAGACTACGCAACAGCGCGGGCGCACGTCGTGTTTCGCGCTGAGCGTGGGCGAACAACCGGCGAAAATTTTGCGCTGTGGCTGGCTGTTCTGCAGACGCGCACGAAAAACGACGCTTATTACACCATGCCGGACGCGGGAGAAACTGTGGCTTGTCTATTAAACGAAACGTTCGAGGACGGCGTAATTTTGGGCGGGCTCTATACCGAGAAAAACAAACCGAAAAACAGCATGGTAAAAAACCGCGCTGTTATTGAGTTTTCGGACGGCACAAAAATTCAATATGACCGCAGCGAAAAAAAACTCCTGATTGACGCGGTTGGCGATATTACTATCAAATCGGCGTCCGGTACGGTAAAAGTCGATGCGATGACTGTCGACGTGAACGCGACAACGGCAAACATCAAGGCGTCGGGCGGCAGCGCCTCGCTGCTGGACACGTTTACCGGATTAACCAGCCACATTTTTGTACCAAACGCATGATAGTTACATCCGTCGTTCAGGGATTAGTGAAGGCTCAAATTGCAGCCAACCCAAAATTTCAGACGGTTACGCCGGAATTAGGGGCGGTGGTGGACGCCATTACGGGGGAGATTATTGCCGCCGTACAACAGGAACTCACAGTAATGAAAACCACATTTAACGCCCATACTCACGTAACCGGCGTCGGTCCCACCGCTCCACCTGTCCCGCCAATGACATGATAGACATTAGTACCGAACTAGAAGATCGCGAGCTTATAAACGCGCTCAGCCGTTTGCGAAGAAAAATCTCGAATATGCGTCCGGTTATGGCGGAAATCGCCGAGACGCTCCGCTCTAGCGTAGAGGAAAATTTTGCGCGTGAGAGTTCGCGCGGACCGCTAGCGTCTAAGGCAAAAGTTGGCGCGTGGGCGGCGCTCGCGCCCAGCACCCTAAAAAACCGCGCACGGCGGGGGAAAACGGGCAAAAAACTACAGGTTACGGGTCAGCTGCTAGCCTCAATACAAACGAAATCGTCCGACGTGGAGGCGTTGGTGGGAACGAACAAAAAATACGCCCGTTTCCTGAACGACGGCACAAAAAAAATGCCCGCCCGCCCGTTTATGGTTATTCAACAGGCAGATTTGCAGGAAATAGAGCAAACTATCAACGAGTATTTTTCGGAGGTATAAAAATACGCCGTAAAACTAACGCGCTCTAGCCGTTAGGTATGGATTTTGAGACCAATATGAGACCAATAAACGAGAGGGAATTGGGCTATTTTTGAGAAAAAACGTCAGGGAGCAAAAAAAAGGGGAAGCGGGCAATATGTGCTATATTGCCGGCTTTGACGTTTTTTTTAGAGAGCCAATTATGGGGCTTGAACTTACGAAATGCTCATTCTCGATCAGAAGGTTTGGAGTTCGAATCTCTACGGGTGCACAAATAAAAAAAACGCTTAAACACAAGCAAAGAGTAGAATTTCCCCTTGCTTTGAAAATACCTCTATTGCTGAGTTAGCGTCGTTGTTGAGACCAATATGAGACCAATAAACTTAAAATTTCTGCATTACTGCGTCTAACCGCTCACGAATTTCATTATTATCGTAGAACGTGTAATGCCCAAGCGTAACGTCCGGCGATGAGTGGCGCATAAGCCGCATCTGGAACTCGAAAGGCAAGTGGCGAATACGGAACTTGAACGTCGTGCGGAAATTTTTGAAACTGCGCCCGTTTTTCTCCACGCCGGCGCGTTTCATGCTCGCGTTAAGTCTGTCTGTTACGCAGGGAAGCGATGAATGTTGCCACCGAAATACCCGCTCACGCCCTCCGGCTAACGCCAACGCTTCCCGCAACACCTCGCGCGCACGCGCGGAAATTGGCGTCGACTCAATATTCTTCGTGATTTTATTGCGCCAATTTACAACGCCGTTTGCCAAATCCACATCGGTACATTTCAGATTCAGCGCATCCACCGGGCGCGCTCCCGTCTCGACCATCACCCCCACTAACAGCCCCAATTCTCTGTCGCGCTCGGCGCAATCCTTGAGAATTGCGCTTACCTCCTCGTCGGTGAAAATCTGCACTTCTTTTTTGATTTCTCGCTGGCCGAACTGCGCTTTGAACTTGGTTTGCTCTAAAAACTTGCGCTCTGTGCAGAAATTCAAAAACACCTGAAACCCGCGCAAATATGTGTTAATCGTTACCGCAGAGAAATTGCGCTGCACTGCCGTGCGGTTTTTGAAGTACAGAACATCCCCCTCCAGATTGTCAAATGTCAGTACGTAGTTTTGTTTGCGCGTGATAGTATCAAACGCTAGCTTGTAATTTTTAACGGTTTTGGGCAGGAGGTTTTTACTTTGGAGAAAAAGTTCAAAGGCCTCCTGAATGCGGATAACGCGAATTTCTTCTTTTTTCGGGAGGAATTGCCGCACGTGGAGTTCATACTGCTTTTTCTCCACCAATTTGCGATTGGCGGGGGTGTCGGCGAGCTTGGTGTAAATTTTTCGATACTTCGGTTTCCCGTTCCGGTCTATTTCGTTGTTTAGACGAATTTTCAAAACGAGTTGCCCCCGCACAACGAAAATAGAGCCGGGGAGAACATTCTTTTTACGAGCCATAGTTTTTTACGGAGCTTTTACGGTGTCGCCGCGCTGGGTAGCGCCAAAACCGAAACGATGCACTTGTATGCCCTGAGCATTGATGAGAAACAGCGTGTCGCCCGTGTTGTTCACAAGTTGCCGTCGGTCAGAGTACAAAATACGTTGCGTCCGAGCGGGAATCGGCGAAATGGTGTCGAGTTTCCACGTCCAGTTTTTTAAGTCTTTAAGTACCCAGCCCCGCACATCCGCCGGCGCATTGCTGAAATTCCCAATGCTGAATACCTCGACGTCGGCGTTCGGGATAACCCAAACAATGCGTACATTGCTGATTGGGTTGCCCCCAGGCATTGCGTCAGGGACTTGCTGAGTAATCACACGCCCGTTTACGACAACGGTCGCTACCGCAGGAGCTACGACGGGAGTTCCGGCGGGGGGTTCGAAGGATGTGCACGACGCAAAGAGGCATAGCGCCGCGACGAGAGTAAAAATGTGCATAGAAAATATACAGTTACGATGTGGCTTTTATTTTTTATTATTTACTACGTGGAAATCTGTGGTAACGACCAATGACCACGCCCTTAATGCTCACCGTATTGTAATCTGCAAAGTGAATCGGTTCGTAACGAGGATTTTCCGGCATAAGAATTGGCTGAGCCCAAAATTTTGCTTTCAACCGATAGGTCTTGACGGTCATTTCCCCGTCAATATCGGCGAGCACAATATCGCCGTCTTTTGCCTCCAGATGCGAATCAACAAACACCAAATCGCCATGTTCTAGCCCCGCGCCTATCATCGAATCGCCAATAACGCGAAAAACATACGTCATATTGGGGCGCTGCGAGATATAGTCTCCAACCGTTTCGCGCTCTTCTTGAGGAATATCCTCAAAGGATTCTTGCGGCGTTCCGCAGGGGACGCTGCACATAATCGGCATAGAGGCAATATCAAAATCGAGTATTTCTACGTTGCCTATCGCTCTACGTTCCTGTAAGGTTTGCATCGGTTTGCCCTTTGATTTTTGTAAGAAGAGATTCCAGCGTTTCTACCTCGCTATCGCTCAGGTTTACAATATGCTGACGATATCCCGGCATATCCGAAAGATGCCCCAATAATTCCGGCTCGTGCTCCTTCCCTAATGCCTGCTTTTTTTTCCTTAACGCCCTACCCGCCTCGTTATCGGCGTACATGCTGCCTTCGCCTGTCAATATCCAATCCGAACTAATCCCGACTTTCCAAAGCTCCGTAAGAAATTCACCGCCCGGTATGCTATCTTGCTTAAAATACGAATTAAGCGTATCGGGTCTTTTCCCAATTGCACGCGCAAGATTCGGACGTTTGTTCTCAAAGAATTCTTCGATAATTGTGGTCAATCTTTTTAGGACGTCGTTCATAAAAATTCTATCTATTAAAATTAACCTTGACATTAAGGTTAATTTCCCTTATATTTGCATTTAGATAACTCACAGAAACCCCATGAGAATTTCTCACAAGAAAGATATGCAAACCTTAAAACTTATCAAAGAAAAAAAAGAGCAGGAAAGGAAAGATACAATTTCTTTTTCGCTGCCGTCGGAAATGATACGAACGATTAAACGGCTTGCGGATGAGAACGAAATTAGTAGTTCCAACATTGCCGAGTATGCGCTGAAGGAGTTTTTGGATAGCCTTAGCGACCCCGACCCGGCGCAAAGTGGACTGCGGCACACAAATCACAACCATGTACATTAAATAAAAACGGCGCAGGGTTCCCGTAAAACCCTACGCCGTGTATCATAAACCTCTAAGACAGGAGTATTTATGTCCTTTTCAAGAGAACAGGCGCAATCATTTACTGCGCCTACCCGGTTTATCGTTGTTCAGCAAAAATACGCTGAAAATACGTCAAATGCAAACGCAAATGTAACCGCTGACGAGCAATCGTCTCGTTTAGCGTCGTGCGTTGCCGATATAACCCGTCTGCGCAACGCCGCGCGCGGCAAGCGCACGGACAGCGCTTGCGCGCTGGAAATGCTGCGCCGTATTGACGACGCGCGTGAAACGCTCGAAAATATTCTCAACGATTTCCTCGCCGACCAATGCGCCGGAATCCGCGTCCTCAATTTAGAGGAACTGCATAGTTTCCTGCGCGCGGAGGGCGACAGTTACGACGAAAGGGGGTATTATGTCCGCGCAGCCAAATAATAAAGCGCCCAAACCCCCGAATATCGAACCGCGCTGGCTCAGCGTTGATGACGTACACGCCTATTTTGGCGGCATTATCAGCCGCGAGGAAGTCGAAAAACTGATGAAGAGCAACTTTATCCCGTCTCGCTATTGCAAAAGCCGTCTCTCTGCGCACATTAGGGACGTTGAACAGTGGGACGACGACGTGCGCCGCGCGAAGGACACTGGGGCGACCGCAAGACTGGGCGCGGGCTTTATTACGCCCGTTGCATACATTGTCCGTCAGGAAACCGGAAAGCGAGGTCAGTAATATAATATGCGTCGCATCGGCAAAATTCGCATTACGGATATTCGCGTGTCGGCGCTCGACCCAGATACAAACTCATGGCTAAAATTAGCGCAGGAGTTTGATTCGTGCGTCCCGACAACGCAAAAAATATGCGCGATACACAATATCGCTACCCCCCACATTGATTCAACATCTACCCAGAAAAAACACTATGGAAACCGTAGCAATCTCAAAACAAAACGACATAATTCCGCGCAATAACGTTTTAGAAATGGCGCGGTATTTACCCGAAATGCGCGAAATGGCGCAGATATTCGTAAAAGCGTCCATTGTCAATAAGCAGCTAGACACGACGGAAAAAGTTTTGGCGGTTATGCTCAAAGCCCACGAGCTCGGCGTATCGCAAACGTATGCGCTGGAGAAAATGTCGGTTATTAACGGCAGTATCATGATGGAGTCCGAACTCATGCTCGCGCTCATCTACAAAAGCGGTCTTTGCGCCTCGCTGGACATCAAAGAAAGCGCATCGTCGTGTACGGTAACGATGGCACGGAACTCTCCGAAAATTCGTCACAGCGCGACGTTCAGCCTGGACGATGCAAAACGCGCGGGGCTGAACGCAAAGGAAAATTGGGCTAAATACCCGAAAACGATGCTCCGCTGGCGCAGTATCGCCGATTGCGCCAAAATCGTTTTTCCCGACGTCCTTGGCGGGCTGCTGGACAATGTTCCGCTGCTTGTGCGCCTCCCGCAAATGGAGCAGGAAGCGCAAGAAGCGGCGGCGCTTACGCCTGAATTAACCGCCGGAACGCCGGCGGCTGAAGAGCCGCCGCCAACCGCCGAACCCGCCGAGCCGAAACGACCGATGAAACCCGCCGAGCTCAAGAACCGCATTTTGGCGTATGCCGCCCGTGCGGGGAACATCGGCGATGCGCAGCAGAAACGTAATTGGACGCGCAACAGCCTACGCCTCCTCACCGTGCAGGACGCAGAGGTGGGCACGCTCTTGCGGTATTTATTCGGGAAATCTGCCGTGGACGACCTGAGTATCGCTGAATGCAAGGCGCTCGCCAAATGGCTGAACGTCTCGAAAAACGGCGACGAACTCCTCGCCGACCCGCATAGCGTTTCGGAATTTCATTTAGTCATGCGGGAGCGCGGCGCTAGTACACGGAGCGTTGCGGAGCAATTGATTTTTAACGGAGAGCAAACCAGCAAATCACGGAACTACAACGCTATTGCAGAATGAGGTAAGCGATGCGCGAACAACAATCAACACCCAAAACGCATCTTCTCGGCTATAACGTTATTGCCCGCCGCCACACCATGCGCGACAACAAAAAGCAGTGGCGGTCTCTGGCAAGCGCTATCGTTCAGAATATGGAAGAAGCGTTGAAACTCCGTGACGAATATCTCAACGAACACCTGAATTGCATGGTGGATATTGTTCCCCTTTACACACTTACCAACTGAGGAATAGCATGGCTCGACCACAGAGAAAAAACGCCGAATATTTCAGCCACGATGCGAATTTGCGCAATGACCCGAGAATTCGGGCGTTGCGCACCCGCTTCGGGCTAACGGGTTACGCGGTGTATTGTATGCTGCTGGAAATTCTGACGGGAGCGGACGGATTTTCGGTGCAGTGGGACGAATTTTCTCAAGAAATTTATGCCGGCGACGTTGGTGTTTCTGTGGCAGAAATGCAGGATATTGTGAATTTCTGTTGCAGAATCCAGATTCTGGCTCTCAATGCAGAAATGCTGTCGTGCGCGAAATTGACCGACAGTTTGCGCCCGCTGTTGGAAAAACGCGAGAATCTACGGCAGAAACACCGTGAAAAAACCACATTAGGCGATGTTTCTGACGCAGAAACCCACGTTTCTGACGCAGAAACCCACGTTTCTGACGCAGAAATGCCACAAAGTAAAGTAAAGTATAGTAAAGTAAAGGAAAGTAAAGTAAAGGAAAGTAGAGGAGAGGAGAGGGAGAGAGAACACACGCGCGCGCACACAACAGCGCAATCCTCTCAGCGAATCCCCGAAACGGAGCTTGCGAGACTGCAGGGGACGTGCTCTATGAGCGGCGTACCGCCGGACTTTACCGAGCGGCTGTGGAATCACTACGAGGCGACCAAGCGCATGGACGGCTCTTGGATTGACAGCAACGGGCATATAATTTCAAACCCCGCTAAAAAAATTGTGGCGCTTTGGCAAACCGAAAGGGCAAAAACAAATGGAAACAGCAACAGCAACGCCGCTAACGGCATACGACCACATCCAGGCAAGTACGACCAATACGACAAGTATGCCGGTCTGTGAACTAACGCCGGTCTGTGAACTAACGCCGGAGCAGAGCGAGGCGCTGGCATGGTGGGAGTCCCATCTCGCAGCGCGAGAGCGGGGAACGCGCCCGCCCAAACACAAAAACGAACCGGACGAACCATTTGCGGAATTTTGTGAAAAATTATTTGAGCGGCTGAGAGCAAAAACTCACGCTCTGGAATCGCTCTACGACGCTGCGGAGCGCTCTTGCGAAATGGTTGTCCGACGGTATGCCGAGCGGGTGAGGGCGAATATCACGCAATCGCGGCAAATCCCCACGTTCTGCCGGCTGCCGTATTCGGTGCAGGACACCCGCCCAGACGGAGAGGTGTGCGCCGCAATTCACGAGGCGGCAGCCAACGGGAAAAACCTGTATATCTCCGGCACGGTTGGAGTCGGCAAAACCTACGTTGCGTGTCAGTGCGTGTATCTGTGGTGTAGGCAAAATCTCCGTTTTACGTGCGCAACGTCGCTCTACGACGTCGCTGTCAATCGCGTGCCGCCGCAGCCGGTTATTGAAAATTTTCACGAAACGCAGCTGTTGCCCGTCAAAAACTATCCGGTTTTTCTGTCGGCGCGGGATTTCCTCTACGAACTCCGCGCCACGTTTGACGGCGGGGGCGGCAGCGAATCGGAGGTTCTGCAAAAATATTTATCCATCCCCATACTGATTGTGGACGATTTGGGCGCGGAGAAAATCACGGATTGGACGCGGGACAGAATGTTTTTTTTGTTGGATAAACGCCTTTACGACAGGAAAAAACAAACAATCATCACGTCTAACCACCGCATCGGGGAACTAGCCGCCGTTTTAGACGACCGCCTCGCCTCCCGCATTGTCGAAACGTGTACGGTGTTCCGTTTAGAGGGCGCGGACAAACGCATTAAAAACATGAATTTAAAAGAGGAAAACGATGATACTCCACGATGATTGTTTTAACGTTCTTGCATCAATGCCGGACGGTTCGGTGGATATGATATTGACAGACCCGCCGTATGGTACGACAGATTTGGGATGGGACGCGGCGCCGGATTTAGCGCGAATGTTTGCAGAGTTTAACCGCGTGGCAAAACCAAACGGCGCAATCGTGGTCATGGCGCAACAGCCGTTTGCGACCGATTGTATCGTGGCGAACCGTGAACGGTTTCGATATGAATGGGTTTGGGAGAAAACCGCCGCTCTCGGATTCCTAGACGCCAATAAAAAACCGCTCAGGGCGCATGAGAACATACTCGTATTCTATAAATCGTTGCCAACGTACAACCCGCAGAAAACGAAAGTAATAAGCGACCGTGTAGGAAGTTTTAAAAATAGAAAACAACACGGTTGTTATATTGAGCATTACAATAAACACAGGACAGGTGTATATGTATATGACGGCACGCGTTACCCTAGAAGCGTGGTAAAATTCTCAAACCGTATTGAAGCAACCCAGCACCCCACGCAAAAACCGCTTGCGCTATTTGAGTATCTAATCAAAACTTACACAAACGAGGGCGAAACGGTACTGGATTGTTTCGCGGGCTCCGGCACAACGGCTGTGGCTGCAATTAACACGGGACGCGGGTATATTGTAATAGAGAAGGAAGAAAAATACATTGACGTCATTAAAAGCCGCGTAGAGGCGGCAAAACAAACGCTATTTACGCAAGATTAAACGCAAACGTAATACAATACTATGTACAAATTCCCACAATTCTGGATTTTATTCTTGCTCGCTATCGTGTTTCTAATGTTTGCCATTGGCACGGCGATACAAATGCTAATTGATTGGCTCTACACGCGGCGCAACCGCCGCGCATTGCAGAGACGCGATAACGCCGCGCCGCCTGCGGGCAGGGAATTGATATGAAAGCGTAGGCGCGGCGGAAGGGTAGTGTGCGTGAATTATGCTGCACTCACACAAATAATTATTTTACAATTCTGTAACGCCGCGCCTTTTAATGCTAACACACACACAAACTCTCAAAGGGGACGCAAACTCTCAAACTCTCAAAGGGAATATATGGTAACGCAAAAGCGGCTTAGAATCAGCTTCTAAGCCGCTTTGTTTTTTTCTTCAAACGGGCGTTTTTAATTTTTTCGACAGCGCTTTCGTAGAAATACGTTCTCATGCGGTGGTTTTCGATTGTTTCTTCGTAGTCGGAAGCGTCTAGTAGCGCGGGTTTTGACCATTCTATTTTTCCGTTTCGTTTCACAGTTTGACCATTTTTCGCGCGTGTAAGTTCGGGCTGCGTGATGCCAACAATTGCGCAAACCTCGGCGGTAGTGTATTTTTTCATAGCACACCTCTCAATCGAAACATCTGCACATCAATCTCTATCAGTGCGGCAATGGCGGGGTGTTTGTCAAGAACAAATTTATTCAATCGCTGCAAAAAACCGCTCTCGTCAATCTCAACAACATCGCCGAAATTGTTCGTCATCATATCTAATGCGGCAACCCATTCGTGCTGCTCGCCGTCCCAAACCTCTAACGCGGCTGTAATTGGGTCGTCTCGGAACTCACAATCTACGCCGATGGTCAAACGAAACGGCGCAGTAGTGGCAACCTCGCAACCTGCAATATGCTCAACGTTTTTCTGGTTCAATTTTACAGAATACTCCGTAAAATTGCCCCACTTAAAATGGCAGCGCACACGCGGGTTTGTGATAAGTATTTCGCGGTGCAGGTCGATGAGAATATTTTCAGGCGCGTTTTTGGGGATAGTGTATGCTGGTTTCATAGTTATTTGCACCGAAAACCAACCGACCTCAGCGGGTGGCGTTTAACTGAAAATTAAAAAGCGCGGCGGTTAATTAGATTTCGCCGCGCTTGTTTGCTGTATCGTTTACGACTAAAATTGCAGATTAGTGGTATCTGTTCATATAGCGGGTTTTTACGTCGTTATCGTCAATATTTGAATTAATGTGTTCAGTTAAAAAACTATCAAAATCGCTAACAGGGAAATATTTTTTAACGCCAAGTGAATTTGTTTTGAAAACAGCCACGTTATCAAAATAAATTTCAGCCGAATCAAAACCCGTGCGGCATGGGGCATGATAGTAGGCGCATTCACACTCGTCAAATTCAAACCTAAGCTCGCCCGCAATTTCTTGAATTTGCGGCGCGTACATTTGAGCAAAATTTTCTGAACATTCATGTTCATACGCGCTCTGTCTGTCATCCTCGTCGTATTCCTCGTCGTCGTATTCTTCTTCGTCATCGTATTCGCCGCAATCGCCCCATTCGCTAGGGTCGCACGCGATATTGACACGAATTCCCATGCTCCACGATTTATTTTTGTTGGCAGCCTCTATTTCCCAATCTGCATTGTCCCAATCTGCATCATCCCAATCATACACGTTCCAAGCGGGGGAGAGCGAATCGTCGAAAACTAAATACCCGTCTTGGCTTGCCGAATAAACGGCGTCGTCAATAATAGGCAAATCATTTTTATCGCAGCCGTCCCAAACGGGTAAATCGCGCCAAAAATCATTTCCGAAAATTTCGTTTAGCTCTTCCGCGCTATGATTTTGCCACACGTTATTCAAAATATCGCATAATTCATATATATTCTCTGCATTACGAATTTGAGCGCGAACAGAATCGCGGAGCGTTTCAATCGTTGCAGCGTTTGCAACTGCGAGGCGGGAAATTTCGATAGCGTTCATTATAGTTCTCCAATTTGCCCCTGACCACCGAGGCGCGTGTCGTTTGCAATCGGGAAACGAAACCGTTGTGTTTTAATTACAGATGCAATGTACAACAATTGATTGATGTATGCAAGAAAAAAATGCAAAAAATGCAAAAAATTAAATTTTTTTTTTGAAGCTAGGTTTTAAAAACCGCGTTCGCGCATCAACGAGGTTGTTTCTTTTGATATTCCGCCCAAATATCTGGCGGATAATCGCTCGATCTTGGCTGGAAGGGCGCATCGGGCGTGGTTGCAAAACTTGGGTCCGGCTGCACATGCTGGTAGTCGTTCCCGCTTTCGACCGTGCCGCCGTACCGCTGTAGCTCGCGCTCGTTCAGCGCCACCACGCGCGAGCGGCATTTATAGTGTCGCGGGGGATAGTTCACGCTCCAAAAATTATCGTCAAACCGGAATACCTTGCCGTCCAATTCCCTGCATCCTGGGGTGGTAGATTTGTCCATCACCGCCACGAATTTCCAAAACGGTTTTCGCTCGCCGATAGCGGTTTGTTGCCGAAACCGCGCCGCCATAAACGCCGACTGCAAATTTGTACGGTAAATGGTTTGGAAGCGGCTTTCGGGCAGCGTCCGCGCAATCAGTTCATTTTCGGTCATCGCTTTTTTGAATTCCTCAAAACTCTGTCCCTCTTCGAGCGCTTTTTCCACAAGCGCGCGGATAGCCACCAGCACGTCCATTTGCGCCACCCCCGCAACCGTGAACACCACCCGAAACACCTCTGGAGAAATGCCCTTGAATGTTGTGAAAATAGCGGATTCTTTGCCGTACAGAAACGCAAGCGCGTCGTCGGGTTTCATGGTAAAGGCGAGCGCAATGCGAGCGGGCGTAATGGGCGGCACGTCGTCGGCAAAGTCGGCAAAATCCGCAAAATCCGCACCCGCTTCCTCTTCCACGCTTTTCGCTCCCAGAATGTCAATCAGACTCAACTGCGCTGCCAGCCGCTCCCGCAAACGTTTTGTGTCCATTTTGCCGTAGGTCTGAACCAGCCCGCGTTTCACGTCGTCGAAACTGCTTGCGTTCCTGATAAGCTCTGCAATGGGGCGAATCAGCCCTTGCGCCTGCCGTTCCCACTCCGCCGCATCCGTTTTTATTATTGATTCCTCCAGACCGTCCTGCACGGCGTTGGCATTAAGCGGCGCCGCAGAGGCAAAATTTATGGGGAACGCGCCGGTAGGCGGGGAGGGCGGGTCGTTTGGCGCAAGCTCGAAATCGCGCTCGTTCAGCCCATACGCTGTTGAATAATACGATTTTTGGAAACGCACGCCCGTATCGAACAAAATTTTATCGCGCTCGGCTAGAGTTTTATCGACGTCGTCCTGCTCGAACAGTATAAATTTTGCGGGTCTGGCAGATGCGCCGACATTGAGAGTGTATATCCACGTAATCAGCGTGTTTAGGGACTGCTCTACGAGACGTTTGTCCGCCTCAATGATTTCCCGCTGAACGTCAAAGTGGACTTTTGTTGCGGCGTAACTGCCGCCGCCCGTGCTGCTCATTTCGGTGGAGAGCGTTTGTCCTAATATGGCTTTCGAGATTTCTGCATTGCAAAAGCTCAGAAACTCCTTGTATATATCCGTATTCGCAACGCCGCTTACGCTCATAATTTCCGCCGAAGCGCCGGCGGGCAACGCAATGACGGCGTCCTGCACCATTTCCGAAACTACCTGCACAATTTCGTCGACTTTTGCTTGGTTATTGCCAAATTCATGTTTTAGCGAAATGAACGGCGTCCCGAATTTCTCTGTAAACGTATTCCAAAAACGCTGGACATTTCGCTTGAAAAATTGCGCCCAATAGCAGCGAGCTAAGACCGCTTCGCCATACGGGTTCAGGTACGTAGGACGGTGTTGCACTACCAAAAAACGGTATGGCGGCAATTCAACGCCCTCAATCATAGAATATTTTGTTTTCAGCCGCAAATTCCCATCCACGTCGAACACAAACCACTCAGGCGGTTTTGCAACGACCGCGCTTGGCAGTAGAAAGCCCTCGCGCACCTCCCATAATATTTCGAGCGGCTGAAATCCGTAGAGCGGCGCGTCGAGTATCGACTCTATGATATTATACAGGTTCAGGCGCTCAAAACAGGCGCGCACCGTTTCAATTGTTGCGTCGTTTTCCTCGCTGCGGAGCATCCACTCCAATTTAAGCGCTCCCGCTTTGCGAGACTGCACGCACGCTCCAGTATGCGGGTCGTAGAGCAGTTCGCGGTAATCGCCAATATTTTTGCCGGTTTTGCGCAAAATCGCGTCCGGATTGGGCAATTGATTCCACAGCGACGACGACCATAAAGCCGCTTGGCGCGTGGCTATTTCGGGGCTTGTGAGTTTGCCGGTGTTGATTCCCATGCTAAAATAGTGTTATGTTGTTGAAAATTGTGTTAATCGCCCGGCATAGAAATGGACATTCGCCGACCCGCTCCACGCCCGAATGACGATGGGAATACCCATTCGGTTGCGCTTTTTATCTGTTCCCATGCCGAAACGCACAGTACGAAAGCGTCGGCGTGGTCGGGGCTGCGCCGCAAGCGTTTTTTAATGGTCTCTTTCGGCTCAATCACAAATTTGCCGTCTGAGGGGTTGTAGTACGTGTTGTCGAGTTCCTCGTAGAGGATTTCGTCGTTGGTTATGCGGATTTCAAGCTCCCGCCCTTGTTTTGTGCGCTCGGCGGCAGTCGCGGCGGCTTGCTGGATAAGCTCGCGGGCGTGGAAATACAATTGCGCGCGGCGGTTGGCGTAGCGTCCGCTTGCGCTTGCGTGGTTTTCGTTCTGCGGCGTTTCGCCAAACATGACGGGCTGGATTGTGCTGTAAAACGCCTGTTGTAGCCTGTCCGCCACGCCCTTGCCCACAGCCGCCGCGTCAATGCAGACTTTCCCGTTGCGGTCGTGGACGGCGCGGCATATATCGTAAAGCCGTTCAACTTGGCGCATCGTGTCGTATTCCTCGAATGCGTTTTGAACAAAAAACGCCCCGCTCCGCGTTGCCGCGTACACTACCGTTTTGTCGGGTTTGCCAAGCCCGATATCAATTCCCAGCGCAATAATTTCGGCGTCGCTGGGCTTTTGCGGTGTAAAAAGGCGGCTTAAGTCGCTAGGGACAATAATTTTGAAGTCGCTTTCTTCCACGTCCCAGTCGCCGTACCGCAGCATTTTGAGCATTGCGCCCGACATCGTAGAGAACGCCCGCGACACGTAGCGCGACGGCAAAAGCGGGTTGTTGTCGGGCAAGGCGGCAATGTACACGTGCGAACCGTCCGCAACGCGGGTTTGCGGCTCAATAAACAGCCGCTTGAGCCAATTTTTGCCCGGTACGGGGTTTGTGGTCATGTAAATAAATCCCGAAAGCGTTTCGCCTGTTGCGATGCAATACGCATCGTGCCGGAGCAGCGACGGCAGCAATTCGTAGAACGCTTCGTCGAATTGGCTGGCTTCATCCACGAAAATTGCGGAAAGTTCCAAGCCGCGCGTTTTTTCGTAATTGCGGTCAAGACTGCGGTCGGCGGCGTAGAACCAAATTTCGTTGCCGTTCGCGCAATACCAAACCGATTCAGTTTTCCGCACAACAAATTCAGGCGGGAACATTTTCAAAAAACTCTGTTTTGTGGTATCGTGCAAATCGGTGTAATTTTTCCGCATGACCGCATACCGACCGCCTGTGTAGTGCGCAACGAGGTGCTGCATAATGCGCACGCCTGTCCCCGTTTTGCCCCCGCCTTTCGCGCCGCCAAAGAGCACATACAACGTTTCTTCGCGCAGCGCCGCTTGAAGAGCCTCGAACCCTTGCACGGTAACAACTTGGTACTGTTGCTGTTCCGTAGTGAGGGCGAGAGTGTCGGATTTATTTGCTACGACGCGGAGCGTTTTGAGCGCGTCTCCTTGCCGCCTTCGCCGGCGCTCTCTCTCGGCTGCCACCTGAATCAGCATGGGCGGCGTTTTGGTCGTAACCAATGACTGACTCAATATTTTCGCCGTTTGCAATCCGTTCCAATTGTTCATCAGACAATTTTGTTAGGTCGAATGTTTGAATTGTGCCGTTAATGCGCGTCGGTTTGTCTAAACCGAGCAAACGAGCTTTCCGCTCCATGACAAACAACACGCCCTCCAAAAATCGCGGGTTGCCGTCTCTCATTCCCTCGCGCGCTTCGTTTTCGCTGGGGGTAGCGTCAGTTTTTTCGCGCACTGTTACAAGCGAGTTTTTGCGCGGTTGCTGCGAGCGCTTCCATCCAGCCCAGTATTCTCGCTCCAAAATTTCTAATTTAGCGATTTCGTGTGCGACGTGTTCGTCGAAACTGACATCTGCCTTTTGAAGCCACCGTTTTTTCACCTCTTGCAAATCGCGGCTAATTGTTTGTTGCGACAAATTAAGTTGCTGGGCGATAACAGTTTGTTTTACATGTTGTAGCGTCAATTCGGCGATAATTTCGAGGTCGTGCAAACGCTGTGCGGGAGTGCGTTTTGGGCAATGCTTACTAACTGGTGTTTTGCTTTCTGTCAAATCCTGTGGAATCCCATTTTTGTGCGTTGTGGGAGTTTTTTTTGCCATAATTTTTTTTTGATTTTTAGTTAGTGCTTAGAGTTAGTACGACCGCATTTAGACTGAGTTTTTACGCTTTTGCATACGTTACTATACCTCTAAAACGTCGCCGCGCCTTGTTTTGTTTTTGGCGTTTAATTGATTCATGTAATTGCTTTACGCATTTGCGGACGTGTCCGGGGTGAACTCCAAGTGCTTCCGCCGTTATCTGTGAAACCTGACAAGCGCTTAAAAACGCGCCGTGCTTCTCCATCATTGAAGCGTAGAATGCCGCAATAACGCGCGGCTTCGACAATTCTTTCCCGCTCATTCGCACGATTTCCTCGCCGCTTGTCGTTTGAATGATAACGACGCAGTCATCAACGTCCATAACGCCGATTTTACGCCCCGTTGCCGTCTCAATGTATAACTGGGATTGTAGCATAATCGCGGGAGCATCTAATTTTAAGACCAATTTTTTGTTGTGCAAATATACGCGTTTGCCACTGTTTCCCCGGTACGTTTTTATTGAAACCCAAATTTTTGCGCACTTTTGCCTGCATTTTTGCGCCAAAATGCGCAACATTTCCCCAGCTATATCGCTATATTCGCATTGAATTACCGCTATCCCTCCAAAAAATACGTTGTTACGCACAATGGCGTATCCATTTCTAAAAATATTCCTCGCCGGCAGGCATCGCACAGCCCACCCCAAAAAACAGTGGGACGATTCCGATATTGATAAAATCCTCGCTAGCACCCTTGCCGGCAGCGAGGACAAAATTCCGTTTACGGCACAACTGCCAAACGGTAAACATCCACGCGGGAATCTCCCTGTGTACGGATTAGCGAACAAAAACACGCTGCGCAAAACCACCGTAAACGGCGTAACGGCGCTCGAAATTCAGCCGTGCGATTTTGCGGAGGGATTGCTGGATGCGCTCAGAGGCGAGGGGTTGGACAAGATGAGCGTGCGCCTGAACGGTTCGGATTTCTCGCTAGAGCATATTTGTTTTGTTGCCAACCCCGCCGTGCAGGGGATTCCCGCTATTAGCGATTATGATTTTTCCGCGTCGGACGGCGGCAACTGGATTGACCTCAGTTCAGGCGCAAGCGCCGCCGATTTTGCAGATTCGCGGATGTCCATTGTCGGCAAAGCGTTGCGGAGTTTGCGCGATTGGATTATCGGCGAAAAAGGGATAGACGTTGCCAATACCGTGCTGCCGGACTACGGTTTGGACGAACTAAAAGAATGGCAACCGGAATTGCCGGATTGGGCGCGGGAGCAAATTAACGACGTTCTCATGCGCGTGCGCGCGTTGGAGGAACGAACAGGCATACAACAACCGAAAATCATTTCCGATTACAACTTTAACGAGGACGCAATGAAAGAACTCGATGAACTAAAAGCCGATTTTTCGGCATTTCGAGAGTCTGCCGCGAAAAACGAGGCGGCTATAAAAGCGGAGAACGAGGCTCTCCGCAAAGCAAACGAGGCGCTTTTGAAAACCGTGAGCGAGATGCGAGAGACGGGTATCAACCGCGACAACGCGGATTTTATTGACGCGCTGGTGCGCGAGGGCAAAATTCTCCCCGCCGAGCGCGATTTGCAGCTGCTAGAATTAAACATGGCGGCGAAAACAGAGGGGAAAATCAATTTTTCCGGCGTTGAAAAAGATATGCTCACGGCAAAGCGGGAACTTCTGGCCGCGCGCCCCGTCATTGCGCCGCTTGGCAAGCCCATCGCTACCAAAAGCGCCGCAAGCAGCGGGAGGGCGGATTTTAGCATGGACACCTACGAGGAGCAAGTAAGGCTGCGCAAAGCGGCGGAAAAGCTAGCGCGAGAGCAAAATATTGATTTTGGCTCGGCGCTCAACATTTTGTTAGACGACCAAAAATATGGAGAGTAAATAATGTCGAATCAACTTTCAAGAGCGCGAAAATTTGCGCAAGCGGCGTCGCCGATTTTGCAGGGCATTGTATCGGGGTACGCCAATAAACCAAGTCTCTTTGTTGCGGATTCCCTGTTTCCTGTTGTTGACGTGGAGGATATAGCATTCAAAATCCCCGTTGTCGGCTCGGATTCGATGCGTATTTTCCCTACCGAACGCGCGGCTGGAGCGAAATCAAATATTATCGTTCCCAAAGCTACCGACTTTGTCGATGTTCTTTTAGAGGAACACGATTTGTCGTATCCGTCCGATTATGCCGACGAATTGGGGTCGCGCCGTTGGCGTTCGGCTCGGCAAATCGGCGTGCAAATTAACTGGAACGCCATGATGCTGAAGCGGGAGTATATCGCGGCTCGATTGGCGCAGGACGTCGCCACATATAAGCCGGGCTACACCCTCGCCCTCTCCGGCGCAAGTAAATGGTCAGACGAAAATAGCGACCCTGTCGGGGACATTCAAGAGGCGATTGCAACAATTGACGCCGACAGCGCGAATCGGCTCATTTTAGGGGCAAGAACGTTTTTAGCGCTCCAAAGACACAAAAAAATACGGGAATTAGTATCATACAGCCAAACAGGGCAAGCAAACACCGGACCCGTCGTTACGGAGGAACATCTGTCGAGAATTTTCGACATCGCCGTTGTGCGCAAAGCGCGTTCGCGCTATGTGGACGCCGCCGGCGTGAAAAATTATCTGTGGGACGACGATATAGCGATTGTAGCGTATGTGAATCCGAATTCTCGCTCGCAGGCTAATGTGTTCGAGAGTAGCTACGGCTATACGTTCATGCTGCAGGATTACCCTGTGGCGGACACATGGGACAGCGAGGACAAAAAGGTCAGCTACGACCGCATCACAGCGTGGATGAAACACGCCGTAACGGACAATGGTTGCGGCTATCTTATTACCGGTTGCGTGTAAGGGGGGAGCGTCATGCCAAAATTTCTCGTAAAAAACACGACCATCCGGCACAATGGTAAAAACTATAATCATGGCGATGCGCTGGAACTTACGGACGATGAAGCGGCTGCGCTCAGCCGCTTCATCGAACCGCAAACAACAAAAAAAACTGAACCTATAACGCAGGAGACTGAACATGGAGCCAATCGAAAGCCCCGCTAATATCATCACGCTGCCCGTTCGCGCGGCGGCGATTCTCGCAAAAGGGCGGTTTGTCAGCGCAGCCGGAGCGCACTGCGCAAACGGCGCGCGAGCAATCGGCGTAACAGCCGACAACTATGCCGCGAACGAACCGGTTGCCGTTGTAACCGCAGGCGTTACCGCCGTTGAAACCGGAGGCGCATTTGCCGCAGGCGACGAGGTGCAGTCCGACGGCACGGGGCGCGCAATTGTCCTAGGAACGGGCAAAGCCAACGGTATTGCCCTCACCGCGTCGTCGGGCGCAGGCAAATTCGTTGCTGTGAAAATTCTTTAATGAAGACGCCGTAAGCGGAGAATAACCATGTACTGCACCCGCGCCGATATTGAGAAATCTCGCATCATCCGCGACCACCTGCTTCAGCTTGTGGACGACGAAGGCGAAGGCGAGTTCTACGACGGCGCGGGAGCAACGCCGCCCAGCGACAATACGCAGCCGTTGTACAGCGATAGCGATTCGTTGATTAACAGTCGCATACAAAAATGTATCGGCGAGGCGGATAGCGTCATTGACGCAGCGCTGCGAGGCGTGTACGCCTTGCCCATTAGCGGTGAAATTCCTACGCTCTTGACCACTATTGCCGTTGATTTGAGTACGTTTTATCTCCATGCCCGCCGCCGTCCAATACCGGACGACGTTGTAAAACTCTACGACCACGCAGACGCGCTATTAAAGCGCATTGCAAACCGCCAAATTCTGCTGCAATTGCCCACAGCCGACGCAGCCGACCAAACGACGACCCCCGCGTTCGCAGTGTATTCACGCCCACGAGTTTTTGAATAGAAAATGGTCAAAATTTCCGACATATCCGCGCGCGACTGGTCGCCCAAAATTGGGCGTTACGGCGAAATTGTAACCAACGTGGAGGACATAAAACAGGCGCTGATGATTTGTTGGCTCACGCCCTACGGCTCTGTCCCTATCCGACGGACGTTTGGCAGCCGGATTCATCGTTTTGTAGATAAACCATATCCCGTTGCGAAATCAAACGTTCCGATTGCCGCCGTTGAAGCTGCGCAGTGGGAGCCGCGCGCGGCGATTGATAGCGTAACAGTAACGCAAACGTCTATGGCGGGAATGTCGGTTTTGATAAAATGGCGCCCCGTCGACGCGCCGGAATCCCCGCAGCAAACGGAAATCACCAGCGCGGAAATCGTCGGCGCCGCCAACAATACAGCGGTTTGGCGCGAGGCGATTAACGCTGTTATACAGTCCGCATTGGATACGTCTGATTTTATGCGCAAATCGGAATACGCCTCCAACAAACCGGGTACGGTATTGGCAGCCGAAAAACTGCGCGGCAATTCGCCAAACGGCACGGAATACACCACAGAATTTGACAACGACGGCAGAATTATCTCTAACTCCTAACAAATTTACCACTAAACCCTAAAAACAATGCCAGCAACTCGACATCTCATCGAAACCGACATACAGGATAGTTTGCATAGTAGCACAAAGCTCTGGTCGTCGGGGAAAACAAAAGCATACGTGGACACTGTTGCGCAGGGATTAAACCCGAAGCAAAGCGTGCGTGCGGCAACAACGGGGAATATTACCCTTTCGGGCGAGCAGACGATTGACGGCGTAGCGTTAGTGGAGAACGACCGCGTTTTGGTGAAAAACCAAACGGCAGCCGAGCAAAACGGTATCTATACTGTTCACACGGGCGCGTGGGTGCGCGCGGAGGATGCAGACACGTCTGAAAAAATCCGCGCGGCGTTCTGTTTCGTGGAGGAGGGCGACGCCAATGCGAACAGGATGTTCAACCTCGTTACGGACGATATCACGCTGGGCACAACTGCACTGACGTTTTCGCAATTCGGCGCATCAATTGACCTCAGCGCGGTCACGGACGATATTGAAATTACCGACAGCGCAAAGGGGGTAATTCTTCGCAGCCCTAACGACACGCGCTGGCGTATCACCATCGGCAACGACGGGGCGCTCATTGCAACTAGTTTGTAATTTGTTATGCTCAACCTCGCGCGACCAAATTACATCAACCGCTGTAATAATGACAATCGGACATTTAACAGAAAATGACCTGCCCGCCATTGCCGCACTTGCGGCGGGTGTGGCAATTCAGGACGCCGAGCCAAGCGCCGGCGTACTCTGGCTCAATACCGCCGATTATATGGTGGTAAGGGGCGCAACCATACCGATTCAACGGCTCTACGTGAAATCGGATGACGTGTTCCGCACCTGCGATGGAATGGCGGTTTATCCTAACGCAATTTATTGCAATCGTTTGGAATTGTTCGCCGGGAAACGGCTGTTTTCGCGTCCAAACGCTGCGCAATCCGATTTTTACAATTACGTAACGTGTATCTGAAAAGTCTATGGCGCTTCAACCACAATTTGCGGCAGTCCCGCGCGTGAGCGTTGGCGTAATTTCCGCCGCGAACTCGAACCGGAATGGCAGCGGCGCAGTCGTTGACTGCTTTACGGCAGGCACTAACGGCTCGCTCGTGCGGAGAATCACAATTCAGGCGACCGTTAGCACGTCGGCGGGGACAGTGAGGATTTACGTTTCGATAGGCGGCACGACCTACCTCTATCGTGAGATTGCCGTTCCGGCAATTACGGTAAGCGGGACGGTGCAGGCGTTCAATAGCTCTTTCACGCTCTACGATGCGAATAGCGATGGTATGCCACTGCCGAGCGGCGGAATCATCCGCGCATCCACGGAGGTTGCCAATAACATGAACGTCATCGTTGAGGGCGGGGACTACTAAAATGCAAATTCACGTCTGGACAGGCTCGAAATACGTTCCGCAGGATGTGTATGAGAATATGCAGCCCGCTTCGTCGTTAGCGGCGCTCAAAACGGCGCGAAAACAACAATGTGAGCAAACATATTACAGTCGGCTCGCCGCAGGATACTATGATGGAACGCTGGGAATTCGCCTCGCCGCTACTCAGCACGACCAAAATATGTTCGGGAATCTTGTTGCTATGCACCTTCTCGCTCAAACCGATGACGCCGCTACCCTGACGATTGCCGATCACGGTGGAGAGTTCCAGCAACTACCATACGGCGCATTCAAGGGGCTGATGTTGCGATTTGGCGCATGGTGCGCCGCTGAATGGAGCGCCCTTGTCTCCGCAAAACAGGCTATTGACGCTGCCGAGGACGAATCCGCAATCGAGGCGGTGGTCTATGAATAACGGCTGCCTGGTTCGCCCCAAAAAGGCGCCGCTTGCCATGCGTGGCGGTTCACTCCGTTTTATAAAACCACAGCGTATAACTGGATCTCCATCTCTCGGCAATAGATACGAGTTCTTGATGTCGAGCAACACAGCGCAGGCTTCTGGCGTCGCCGGTTTGGTTAATAGCGTAGAAGCGTCCACCGAATATGGTGTGTTATACCAAGCGTGGAAGGCGTTCAACAAATTTAATTGGACAGGTTACTACGGATGGTCCGCCGCCCCCGGCTCAACGTCGTCATGGCTACGTGTCAATTTCAACTACGCAATCGTAGTGCGGCGCATTGATATTGTCGCGCATTCCGACTATTTCAGCTACGCCCCGAAAACGTTCACGATTGAAGGCGGCAACGACGGCAGCGCGTGGGATATACTCTCGACACAAACGGAAGTCCCCGCATGGGCGGCGAATGAACGCAGAACGTACGCGTTCAGCAACAACACGGCATATCTGTACTACCGAATCAACGTAACGGATGTTGAGAACCTCAGCTACGGTTCTGGCTATGTGTACATCGGCGAAATGGAATTTTACGATTAACCTATCATCATGCTCAATCTCGCACGACCAAATTACATAAATCGCAACATTGCGGCGATTACCAATGAACTGGTCGCAGAGTATGAATCGCTGAGCAACAAACGCCTCTATCCCGGTCAGCCGGAGCGTTTGATGATTGACGTGATAGTGTACGCGCTCTATCTGTTGCGTCAGCAAACGCAGGAAATAGCCGAACAAAATTTAGTTCAATATGCAAGCGGCGTTGTCCTAGAGCATATCGCACAATTCTACGGTATTGCACGGCTGGGCGCGCTCAAAGCGAAAACGGTATTGCGGTTCACGGCGCAAGAGCCCGCGCCGGCAGGCAGCCGCCCGACGCCGATTTTTATCCCCGCCGGAACGGTTGTTCGGAGCAGCGACGGCAAGGCGAGTTTTGCAACGCTGTCGAGCGTTGAAATCGGGATGGACGCGCTAACGGCGGACGTCAATGCTGAATCGCTGACGGCGGGGAAATCGGCAAACGACTACGCGCCCGGCTCTATTTCCGAATTGCTCACAACTATCGCGTGGCTGGATTCCGTTGAAAATACCGTCCTTTCTCATTCCGGCGCGGACGCCGAAACGGACGACCAACTACGAGAACGCATCGTTCAAGCGCCGGAATCGTTTAGCGTTGCCGGACCTGTCGGAGCATACCGATACCACGCTCTGTCGGCGCACCCGGCAATTATAGACGTTGCGGTAGAAAGCGATCTGCCCGGCAGGGTCAATGTGTACCCGCTTTCCAACGCCGGCGCCCCGTCGCAGGAGATTTTGGACGCTGTCGCGCTTGCGGTCTCGGACGAAAAACGCCGCCCGCTGACCGATACGGTGCGGGTGTTGCCCCCCGCGGCAAAAACGTTCTCTATCAACGCAACGGTAACGCTCTACGCAACAGCGCCGGCTTTGGAAACGAAAACGATTATTGAATCTCGTTTGGCGGACTATGCAACGGAGAAACGAAAAAAATTAGGGCGCGACGTTGTCCCGAACCATATCGTTGCGCTGATTCAGTCGGTAACAGGCGTGTATAACGTAACGCTCGCAGAGCCGACGTTGATAAGCGTCGCCGCCAGCGAATTTGCCGACTGCGCGGCAATAACCGTAACTCTAACACCCGCCGTGAATGAAGAGCCTGCTACCTATCAGTATTCGTGATGAACACTATGAAACGCTCGCTGAACTACTAGAGGAATTTTTCACGCTGGAGGTTTGGCAGCCGCTCGTCCCGATGCTTATTGACACTGTCCCCGCTGAAGGGCTCACGCATTTAGCGGAATTTTTCTCGGTTCTTGGCGCCGACGGGTGGGAATACGTAGCGACGGAGGCGGAAAAGCGCGCGCTCTTAAAGCAGGCGGTCGAACTGCATCGGCACAAGGGCACCCCGTGGGCTGTTCGCACGTCGGTAGAGCAGGCTGGTTTTGGCGAGGTTTTGATTGAAGAGGGATTCGGGAATTTTACCCATCAAATGGCGTCGATTGACTACGGCAAACCGCTCTTGTACGACGGTTTTGCAGTGTACGACGGGACATTTGATTTCGGTAGCGGCGTGGGCGGCAACGCGCGTCTGCTGTTGGATTCCCCCGCTATTCAATGGGCGCTGTTCCGCGTGGTGGTGATTTTGGCTGATAGCGAGCGCGTTTCGGCTGCAATCGTTGAGCGCTGCCGAGCGGTGATCAACGCCTACAAAAATGAACGTTCGTGGCTGACGGATTTAGGATTTGTTTCGAGAACAAGCGATTCCGTGCCGCTTGTTCCCATCTCTGAAATTGCGCCGCGTATCTCTGTACCGGACGAATTTTTCGATTGGGCGGCGCGCTACGACGGCGAATACGCTTACAACAACGCAATAACCTACGGCACGGCAAACGGGCTGACCGATACGCCGGACGACGAGGCGGCGGCGCAGGTGTTTTTTAACGGCGACTTCTTTTATGACGGCGCGATTTACTATTCCGGCAATGACAACACGCCGCGTTTGCGGTTTCCCATGATTGCCAATATCGGAACATCCGAAACATTAACAACGACAGAGACGGTAACGATTTTGATAAATCCATGAATATAGTCGAAAAAACAATGCCCCTGCGCGGGTCGGTAGAGCTTGTCGCGCTGCGAGGCGATAGCGTGCTGTGGCGCTCTGAGACGGACAATCTCATTGTAACGGTCGGCAAGGACGCACTGGCAAAATTGCTGGGCGGCAACCGTTCGCAAAACGTTACGAAAATTAGCGTCGGCACAAACGGCGCAGCCGCAAACGCCAGCGATACGGCTCCCACAAACCCGTTTTCAAAAACACTCGAGGCAAAACGGTATAACGGTTATACCGGCACGTGGTATGGCAATAGCGTGAACGTTTTGGCGGGGCAATTGCGGTGCGAGTGGATTCTGCTAAACAGCGAGGCGAATGGTTTGGCGATTCGGGAATTTGGGCTGCTGTTTAGCGACGACGTTTTGTTTGCCCGTTATGTACGACCACCCTCAGGCGGCGAGCCGGATACTATTTTGAAACAGTCCGACATGACGCTTGCGGGCGCATGGACAATCAACTGCGGAGTATAACATGGCATTTTTAACAGGTTCCAACCCGTACCCACCGAATACAAGCGCATTCACGGACGACGTGGTGCGCATTGATATTACCGACCGCGTCAAGGGATACGACCCCGGCGCGCCCAGCATTGTCGGCAAAGCGAACGAACAAGCCTTGACGCTTTTGCAGCGCACCGTGCATTTGCTCTCTCGTATTGTCGGTATTGAAAACACGTTAGGCGGTCTCGATACAACAACGCTAGCGGGGCTAGATTTGCTCACAGTGAAATACGAAAACACACGGCAGACGGTAACGGTAGCGGCGGGCGAGACAACAAAAACAATCAATTTGGCGCTGGGCGCTGTGGTTGCGCTGTCTCTGAACAACACAGCCGCCGTAACGCTGTCGTTTACGAACCTGCGCCCCTCGCTGTCGGGTATGCTGATTTTAACAGCCGTTGGCGCTGACCGCACGTTCATTTTGCCCTCAACGTGGCAACCGCAGGACGTTTCCCGCACCCTCGTTGTCCGCTCTGGGCAAAAACGAATATTAGCGTTTGAATGCGAAACAGTTTCACCGGCGCTGGTTTCGGCGAGCGCTCTCTCTGAACCTCTACTAACCACCTAAATGCGCTCAACATTTGCAATGGTTTCGGGCGGCTCTCAAAACTATTGGGGCAACGGCAGCGACGGCGTTCTAAACACTAGCGGCGACGTTACGCTCCCCTCGACGCTCGACGGCGATATGGTTGTCAGAAATTACATTTCGCTGACTATCAACGCAGGGCATACGCTCACGGTGGCAAATCGCTGCAAAGGCCTGGTCATCTACGTCCGCGGCGACTGCACTATCAACGGCACGCTGTCAATGACGTGGCGCGGCGCGCACGCAGACGCAAGCGCGGCTGGGGACTCAAACGGTACGCCGGGCTTGAAATTCCCGCGCTTTACCGCTACAGGCGCGGACACGTACACAGCCCCGTCTACCGTATCGCTCGCAAACGCGGGGGCGGCAATCATCGCAGCGGAGGCAAACCAAAAACGCATTAACGAGAGCGGCACAGTTTACACCATCGCACGATACGGGAGCGGCGGCAAAGGCGGCGACGGCTTCAACGCCATCACTGTCGTCAATGAGCTTCACTCGGGAAAGGGCGCAATGGGCACGTGTTTTAGCGGCGGCAGCGGCGGCGGGGCAGCCTTTGTCCTGAACCCAGGATCCTTCCACCAGGGTATACAAGTCGCCCCCGGCGCGAATGGGGCTCCAAACGGGGGCCCAGGCGGCGCCGGCGGCGGCGGCGGCGGCAGCGGCGCGGGTGGCGGCGCGGGCAACCCCGGCGGCATAACGCTGGGCTACGGGGAGAACTACCAAGCCGCGAATGGCACGGGCGGGACAATTATTCTGTTTGTAAAGGGCAATTTGATTATCGGATCATCGGGTAAAATTGAAAGCAAAGGCGGGAATGGCGGTTTGTTCCCCCACTTGATCACCGCTATGGGCGGCGGGTCGGGCGGCGGCCCAATCTTGGTTCTGTACGGCGGTTCGCTCACGAATAACGGAGTAATTCAATCCGTCGGTGGGAACCAACCTACGGACCAAAATGCAACAATAGATTATAACCTTATAGCCGTGGCTACGGGCGGCAGCGGTATGGTCGTTGTTGAAAAAATCAAAGTATAACTTTATTTCAATCTTAACATAATTCTCGACATGGAAAACTCTTTGCTTATCGGCGCTCTGATTATGGCGGTAACGTCGTTTTTACCTCTGGCGGGCGTGCTCATTCGCACCGGCGGGCTTGTTCACACCGTTATGCAGTTAGAGTAAAAAATCGGGAAACTAGAAAACAACCTGCAATCGCGAATAAAAAATAACGACAATTGGCGCGAAACGCTGCTGATGCGTATCAGCGCAATGAACGAAAATATCAAAATTATCGAAACAAAACTACAATTACTAGAGACGCAGCGCTCGCAACATCAATGATTCTCGTGCAAAAATATCGCCTGCCGCAAACGCAACTGCTTCCACAAAACGGGAAATTGCGCCGCATCGTACTCCACCATACCGCCGGAGCGAGCGCAAAATCCACGTTTGATTATTGGGCGTCAACGCCGGAGCGCGTCGGAACGGCGTATATGATTGAGCGAGACGGCACAATTTACGAGACGTTCGACCCGGCAAAATACTGGTGTTACCACATCGGTTCGGGCAGCAATAATCGGGATAACGCCGAGAGCGTTGGCATAGAATTGTGCAGCGCCGGAGGCTTGAAAAAACGCGACGGCAAATACTATGCGTTTGGCGTGTATTCTCCCAAAACAGAGGTAAACGCGGCAGACGTTTTTGATAATGGAACGCTATATCGTGGATTTCAGTATTTCGCTCGCTACACCGATGCGCAAATCGCGTCGGCGCTCGAATTGATTGAAAAACTGCTCGAAACCTATCCGACTATTGAGCGCAAAACCCCGAAAAATCATACAGCGTACTACAACGATTGGAAAAATTTTGGCGGCGTCGTCTCGCACACCCATCTCCGCGCAGATAAAAGCGACGTTCACCCCGGATTCCCGTGGGAGCGGCTGATTCAAAACAGTAATTTACAAGTTTTTTAATTTACGTTATCGGGATACTACCATGCCAGAAACAACGCAAAATCAATACGGAATCGAATCGCTGGAATCATTGGCGAAGGCGATTGTCAGCTCAATTAAGGTCAGTTTAGACGGGTTTGGGCTGGACGATTTAGGCGTTCACATTAAAACAGCGACCACTATTGCCAGCCAGTGGCGCGAGGCAAAAAATGAAATCAGCGATTTGAGCGCCTCTGAGGCGTTGCGTCTGAATGAAGCGCTCTCGCGCGAAATCCGCGTGCAAATTTTTAACGATACAAATTAAAAAAAATCAGAACGCTATGAAACTCCCATCAATAAAACTTGTTGCGTTGGCTTTCGTTGCTAATATCGCGCCGCTGGCTACGGGTATCGTCCAGATTTTGTTAGGGAACATACCGACAGGGATAGGAGCGATAGCGGGCGGTATTGGCGCAATGGCTGCGCAGGTTATGAACGCGCAGGCGGAAGCGCAGCAAACGCGGTCGCAGATCACAGTGGCGTGGTTCTTTTCGCGGGTGTATGTTTGGCTGACCATCGCAATTGGTATCGTTGTTTTGCTCGTCCTATTTGGGAAATATCTATGAGTAACATTCTTTGCGCGGCTTGGCGCGCTCTCAAAAATGCGTTGAAATTGCGGAGCGTATTAACCGATGAACCTGCGCCGAGCAGCCCCGCGATTATTGAGAATAAACTCCCAAACTACGTTAGCGACGACGATGATAGTTTCCGCGACAGAGCGCGCAAACGCCGCAAATCGGTTGTCTGCGCAATTGACACATGGGCTGACGGCGAAACGCTACGAGGTTGCGATAACGACGGCGCAAACCTAACGCGCCGCATTTTAGAGCGCTGGGACGTTCCAAATTCAGACATTGAGCGGATTCTGGCGCACTATTGGTCAAAACCTGATG